ATGACGCTGTGGTCTATCTTTAGTAATATCGGAAATAACCCAGTGATATTCTCTTACATCACGGTGGTCATTGTTTCTACAAGTTGCAGCGATTAGGTCATTTTGATTGTATTCCCCTTCATAAAAAATAACAGTAGGTTTTTCATGGAGACCTGAATCATGAGCAAAAGCATCCTCAAATGTAACAAATGATATTGATGATACAGCTAAAATCGATAAAAGTAACAATGTAAATCTGATTGTTGTACCCATTGATAGTATGAATATATTATTAGTATATTAAAGTATATCAGAAATATATCTTTAATATATAAAAGATGATGTTTTAATCATCATTTTCAACTAGATCCTTGTATGTCTGCTCTAGATCCTCTATTTCCTCTATGGCTTCTGGGTGTAGTGTTTTTGTTTCCTGGACCAGTCTTCGTAAAACAAAGACTGATGCCTTTTTCATTAGTTTTATGTCGGCACTTTGTTTTTTAACAGTCTTGTAAAAAATATACATCCAAGAAGCCACTATCAAAATTATAGCACCTAGTAGTCCCGTAATAATATCAATTCCAATCTGGGTTATTATTTCAACCATTATTATCTAATATGATTAATTGTATATTTATGTGAATTTTATTTTGTGTTAGGGATTGGTATTTCTTCTTTAACTTTGTTCAACTCTGCAAATTCCTTGTCCTGTAGTTGTTGCTGAGATGATTTTATTTTTTCAATTATTACCCCACTAAAGAGGATATGAACATATGCCTCTATACAGTCAGTGGTCATCTTTTTTTCTATGATTTGGTTGGCCGTATCAATTTGTTCCTGCTGTCGTTTTATCTGGGAGTCCGGCATTTTTCCATCTGTTTTTAATTTATCTACTATACTTTGGGCGTCTTTAATCATGGATGTATTATATTTATGGTTCAAAATGTAATTTAGTTTGGACCAGTTTGTTATTTTAATCCAGAAAGAATCGCCTATCAGATACTCGTATTCCTCTAGTTTACCTGAAATCTCTTTGGTGATCCATTGTGGGTTTGTAGGAATTTCAGTCTTTTCAAATTCAATCTCATCTAGAGTAGTGGAAGTATTTGTCTTTTTTCCATTCTCTATTGTTGTGACCTCTAGTGTTTTTTTGATGAAAACCTCTCCAGTTTCTTGGTTAATTCTTTGTGTGGCCGTATCGTACAGATGTTTTCTCTCGCTTTGGGGATTATCAAAACAACTCTGAAAGTCTACGATAATTTGTGGTGATAGGTGTAGTGTGATAGTTTTGGCCACTAGGTTATTTTAATGGTTAATAAGGTATTAAGGTTTTGATGAGGAATATTATAGATAGTCAGAGATTTTGAAAAATATCTTTATCCTCGCTTTATAACCCATACAAGTCCTTAAATTATTTTTTATTTTAAAAAAAATTCTAAAATACTCACTCACTTACAATATGAAATATTATGTAACTTCTTTGATTGAAGTTATCTCAGAGAGTGTGACAGGAATTGTAAGACCACCAAAACTGACAATTTCAACAGTAAAAAATTCAGAAGGTTCTACGAGAAATAATTCAGTATCAAGCGTTATACTTTGTGATTCGGATAAAATAACATTATCCAAAATAGTTCCATCTGCCGTATTAATAGAAGCACTAGAACGAATATTGATGTTTACATCAGTTGAGACACCTACTACAGGAATAAGTAAAAAATATTGAAATGCTATGCTAGAAGGATTAGAAGTTACCCTTACTCTCATAAATCTAAATGTTATTTCCCCAGCACTTGTAACATCTTGAATTGTAGTACTGTTTGTTGCTCTATTAAAAGCAAAATTCCAAATAACATTATCAGTAGAAAATTCTATTGTGTTTAAAGCATTAAGAGCTGTGGTTGCATTAAAACGAATTCTTATGTGAGCCGTGATTAAACTGCCAACATCAACAGTTACAGCAGTTACACCAGCAGCAAGAACATCCGGTCCAGAAGAGGATGTAGGATTTCCATCAACAACATTTCCAGGATTAGTGACATTAGTTGTAGGTATTGTGATGCCTAATGGTACTATGGCTGCCCCTGCGTTTACTTTTACCTGAGTTATACCAATTCGTAACCCTGGATTTGGTTGCATTGTAGAACCGCCTGAAAATTTAGCAGTTTCAGCTGCTCCTACTGTACTAATTGAATCAGAGAATCCATTTGTATCAACAGAATCCGTACTATCAGCTTCTACTTCTACCAAAGCTCCTGCGTTTACTCTTTGTCTCTTTATTGTCATATCTAAATTTCGGTAGTAGTTCCTATTATTCCTGTTTTATTTACTATAATTGTAGTATCTTCAGTGGTTCCAGTTCCTATTAGTGATATTATTCCATTTATTCCTGTTTTATTTACTGAGATAGTGTCATTTTCATACCATTCTCTGTTGCCTATTACTTGAAATAGGATAGTTGGGAGTGATTCCATTGTCATAATATATTATTTTTTATAAAATGGATATGATATAATAGATTTTTGATTTGTTGTTGTTATGTAGCAAATGTAATTATTATAGATTATCATAAAGAGAATCAAAAAATATATCATTAAATCCGATATGGTCTAGTTGATACTGTATGGAGCCATAATCAACCTCATCCTTTCTGTCAATAAAAATTTCTTTGAGCAATACTGGATGATAAAGATAAAAAACAAATTCATTATCACTTTCAGAAATATGTTCAAAACCTAATTTATTAAAAACATTAAATGTTTTATTAGGTTCATAATTATTTCGTTTCATTATTATCCTCCAAAACAGAGGATCGTAATGTTCCCAATATTTCAGGATGTCTTTTTACAAATAATGATACAGCTATGTCTAATTTTTTTACTGCATCTTCTTCTGTTTTTCCAAATACGCTTACGGGTTTCATAGCAGGGCAATATGCCATGTAGCCCCCACCTTCCAGAGTTTTCATTTGATACGTATATTGCATTATCTAATCACCTGTTGTACCTCATTTATACTAAAGCAATATTGTTTAAAAATTTGACTGTTTACAAAAATTGTATTATGTTATTTTAATATGATTTGATCGGATCTTTTATTATGTATGGTATTTCTGATCAGATCGTGAAAAATAACTTTTGATATTAGGTGAAGTAAATGAATAAAAATGAATTAGTTTTACTTTTGACATTTGTTTTGGTGTTGGGGTTAGGAAGTATTCACAATACTGAAGCTAAATTACTGACCCTAGGGGGCACTAATGATGAAGTGGAGTTGTTAGTAACCTTTGATGGTGAATATAACTATATCCGAGTAGATACCAAAGATAGTCATTCGGAATTCATTGACTCTGATGTAAAAAACTACAATTCAGGCGGTTTTAGAATGAGGGGTAGTGGTGCATTGTTATTTGCACAACCTACGTCTGATGATCAGTACAAGGTGATACTCCTCATAAAAGATAATGGAGAAATACAGATACAGAGATTAAATAATGTCACAGCAATATTTGAGAAAAATATATCAGTAGAGAAGAAAGAAAATACTGTTAATCCCTATGATTTATGGGGAAGAATGGCAGCAGTTAGTGAACATAATCCCTCAACTGATACGAATACCACTACAATACATCCTCAAAGTTATGTTGGTGCAGATATATCAAAGTATGATGTACCTACAAATCTAAAAAGAGATAATGACAGATCAAAGTCATTTTTAATGGCTGTAACATCCTTAAATTCAAAATTAGATAAGATACATCTTGGAGCTGAATTTGAGTACATAGGTAAAGTATGGACTGTTAGAAATAGTACAGGCATTGAAAATGCCACTATAACTCTTGAAATATCAAGAGATGGCTATGTCTTAAAAACTGTAGAAACAAAATCGATACTAGGTGGAATGTTTCGCATACAGATACAAGATAATCTAATATACCCACTATTCTATCCCAGACTTTGTTATGATGTGGAAGTTACAGCACAACACGGTAATTATTCCAGTGTAATCACTGAGGACTTTGAGATAGAATATTCAATAGGAACTCGTGTTTGGGAACCAAATATGGATTGGATAGATGAGCCTAAATGGGATTATCTACCTCACAATTTTTCGGAAGTACCACGAGAAATTGTAAGAGGAGATGATAACTGTAATGAATAGAACAACATCACTTTTTCTTTTTTTTATTATGCAGTGATAAAACTGTCCACTCGGAACCTTGCCCAATCACCACTTCCCAATCTTCTATAAATTGACAATAAAGTTCCTACACCATACGTTCCATCAGCACCATCATGAGTTCCAAATAATCCATCTAATTCTGATTTAGTTGGAGGATTATTATTTGTAGTCGAAATTGGTGGTGCTAAAGTTCCTAAAGTTCCAACAGTAAAAGATGCATTGTCTTGAACAACAACTCCCAATCTGGTTGCAGCACTTAAAGGAGAGATTTTATAAGATTCATCTCCTGTCTCATCAATTAGACCAAATCCCAAACCAGATGTGATTCTAGCTGGGATAGAAAGATATGAACGAACATTGTTATTTCCTCCATTAATTACTAGTGCATCAGTTAATTGATTATTATTAGCTCTGACAGATATGGATAATTTTCCTGAATCTGTACTCTCTTTTAGTTCAGCTTTTATTTCAGAATATAAAGTAGTTGTGCCACTATCTAAAATACTAAAATCTACTTTTGCAATCAAATCACCAGTAGCTGACCCATTATCTTCCTTTAACAAATTAAATATTGCAGCTTCATCAAAATTATCATTAAATGTTCTCAAAGTCATCACACCATTTACAAGTCTGAACATGTCTACTTCTTGACCTCGTTGCTGTACATTGATGAAGAAATTTCCAAACTCATCATCCGTTGTAAAACTTTCAATGGTAGTTCTTACATGAGCATAATTGATTATGTCTTGAGTTGGGGAATTATCATTAGTACCTTCAAATAAAATTCTCCCTACTTCATTGTCGGCAGGCGTTGTAGGTGATGGGTCATTTCTAAATAAGGCTAATCGAGCAGGGTCGGAATTAGGAATTGTGGATTGGATTCTGGTTCTTACTTCATCAATATGGAATACTATCCTATTATTGGATGCAATATCAAAGAAATCATCGGCCTCTACAATGTTTAGTAAGAGACGAGTGGTACTTGGAGTAAATGTTGCAATGTCAGTTGGAGTAGCTGGTACACTATCCTCAACCAGATTGATTTGAGTAATTCCAAACAGATCTAATTCCTCAAAATCCACCCTAGTATTTGAGATAGAATATTTTTGAACCCCATCTAAAACAACTACAAAAGAAGGTGCAGCATCTAATACTGTAGCAGATGTAGTACCATCAGCTATTGAACTTTGAGGAGAACCCACATCGCTAAGATTTCTAATTGCATTGCCTGAAAACACTTTAACATCTATACCATTCAATCTAAACTCACCATTCAAGCCAGGATCAGTACCAGAAGAGGGTGCAATTAAAAATTGTGATGAGACTACTAAATTAGTAGTATCAATAGTGTCAATGACTAATTTACCTGTGTCTGTTCCTGTTCTCGAAATACTGGCTAATCTGTCAGAAGCAGCATACCAAGCGTGTTCGTCACTAGTTAGTGCAACAGCATACCTTAGCTCCTTATTCGTAGTATCAAAGCCAATTTCGTTACTATTACTTGGAGTAAATGCTAATGCATTATTAAATTGCAATGAACCAATTGTATTGATAATGTTTTGACTCATGTTAATTACATGAGAACCTAACATGGTTAGACCTGTAGTATCATCAATTTCTAAGATAGGAGTAATAACCTCAGCAATTTCTAATTTTTTACCAGTTACAAGAGATATTCCGAGATTTTCAGAATCCCCGAAAATTGTACCACTGGGTGATCCACCTGGATCGACATAAGCTGTTGCTGCAAGATTAGTAAGACTCTTAATTCCTGCATTATGGTTAGCAGTCCAAGGACCAAAGAACTCTCCACCAGTACTACTTCCAACACTTGTGGCATGAGTAACTACAATTCCACCATCTATTGTGTATAGCATTACAGAAGTTCTAGTACCAGTTACTGTAGATACATTAGGAGGATTAACTAAACTTGCAGGCCAAATTGGTGATGCATAACCGCCAGCACCAACAACATCAATGATAACTAGAACACCCTCGTATTTCCCCGATGGTGGTAAATTAGCGAATGAAAATTCTACATCTCTATCCAGTGTGATAACGTTTGGATTTTTACTCCAGTTTACAAAAGATGTACCCGGAAGTGGTTGCGGAATTATGATATTTGGAGTGAGTATGATTGGTTCAGTTAATCCTGTTCCACCACCGCTGGTAAGATCAACTAACTCTGCTCTAAAGGTAACCCCGTTATCTTCTGTGATAAAATGAAATGTAGTTTTGGCATTTGCAGTTTTATCTAATAGAGCGTCTAGCTGCGAGCCGTTTTTTAAGCCACTAGGAAATCCTGTAATGCTGTGACCTCCAATATTATCTTGCAGAAATGTAATCCAGATTTCCTCAAGTAACGTATCTGAAGGAAGATTGTTAAAGAAAAACTGAAAGTCCTGATCTAATGTTACTCTTTTGTTTTGTCCTGCATTCCCTGAAATATCTATAATTTCAAGTACGCCAGTTGATGTGATGCATTCTTGGGGGTATAGTATAGGAAAGGATACTCCCCCTCCTCCACCAGTAGCTGTACTTACTGATATTAATCTCCATGCCCCAAATCCTTCAACTGAAGGATCAAATATCAAAGTGGCTATTGGAATTCCATTTGGTACTACTGTAGCATCTAAAATTACATCGTTTCCATCAGGGGTTACTATATTGCCATTCTGTACTATTCCTGCAGTTTCAGGAATAATGCTTCCAACTGCAGAATATGTGAATTGAGTTGGAGTAATTACTGTAACTGATACATTACTAATATTGAAATTATCAGTACCAATAATGTTTACAAGGCTTCCATTTGCAAGGTTGTGATTGGTATCAGTATTTACTGTAACAGTTAACACTCCGCTAATACTTTGAATGCTAGATAGCGTAGCAGCCTTTAGAACTAATATTTGGGTTTCTGTTCCCTGTAAAATGAGATACTGACCGTTCTTGTCAGCTCCATCAATGAATAGTAAATCATCAGGGGATCCTTGTCCTGCAACTAGAACATATGAGGATGCCTTTGATGCTCCATTTTGATCAGGCTCTATGTTTATTCTTCCCTCAAAAACAACTACAGCAATAGGATTAAACGCTATACTGCCAATCATTGCACCCCCCGATGTTAAAAGACTGTTAGTACCAGGATTAGTAGGACCATAAATGGGACCATTCCCTAATGCACCTCCTTGACTTAGTGCTTTATCAGAATATCTTCGTGCCTTTCTAAGATATGCGTCCCCCACTCCATCTATTGCCTCATTAATTCTATCCTCTGGAGTGCGACGTTTTCTAACACCTGTACTATTACTCATCAGGATACAACCTCGTAATTACACCATAAGTTTCCTCAACACCACCAGGACCTGAAGGAGTCTTTGAGAATGTTCTAGTTATTTTATCCACTACCATTTTTATGGTATTGGGTATTTCATCTGTAGTCTCACTAATCATTTCAGCATCAGTAACATACACTGGATCACCATGTCTCAAATCAACTTTGAATCGTCCTGATGTGGATAGTGTGAATTTCTGACTCTTGAATCCGAATATTTTCTCCAGTCCTAATACTAGATTCTTTCCTTGAGGATAGCGGAATATGCTTTCATTGTCCACTGTTTGAGTCTCTATGTTTCGAGACGGTAGGGAGTCAGGAGTATCATTGTTTGTAATTATTAGTGGTTTTGGTCTACGCCATCCGTCTATATCTAGTTCTACTTCTGATTTTAGATCAAACGGGTTTCCAGTTATTTTATATCTTCCTTGGTTGTCATAGGAATCCTTTGAGAATATTCCACCAAATACAAATTCTCGCGGATCAAATCCATCTGTACTATCTGGTTCTTGAGCACTAAAAAATAATGGTATTCCTGGGACTCCTTTGTATTGTTTACCTGGGAGACTTCCTACTACTTCGATAGCATCATTAGTTCTGCCAATAGTGAGATTGTCAATTACACGTATCTTATCATTCCTGTCAACTAGAAATATTCCAAAAGAATAATCACCTTTAGAGTCTAGTGTATTTTCAATTAGGGAACCTGAACCAAATGTGGTGATTAACTGAATCCATGTGGCAAATCCCTGAATTGGGTAGCGTGTTTCTATCTCTGGTCCAAATATTTTTAGTGTTCCGTCAGGTCCTCTATTCAAATTATCAAAATCAAATGTAGATAATGCTACAATCTCACCAATTGTTGCACCACCAAAGGGTACAGTATTAGATGATACAGGATTAGTAGCCCAAAAGTTAAGCCATATTCCCCGATTCCAGTCAAATAACTGAGTAGCTGATGGTGTTGCATCAGGTTCAGTCTTTACAAATATTGCCGAGTTTTGATCTATATCATCGGCTAGTATCTGTTTGTTTCCTACATCTATTCTGTTGTTGGTGGTGTCATACTTTATTCTGTGCAGACATTCAAAGGGTCTATCCTCTATAAACTGCCCAAACTTTAACAATGCTCCAAGGTCTCCAAATATTGCAGTGACATCTAAAAAGTCTATTATTTGGTATGACCCCTTTACCCAGTTGGCATTTCTAGTTCCTAAGTTACATACGCCATTCCCATCCACAAATGATGAAATTAATGGAATTGAATTTTGACATGGATTCTTTACCCATGAATCCCCTTGATGAAAATCCATTACTTCCTGATCTTGGAGTGTTTGTTTTTCTTTGAATACAAACCACGTTCCTGTTCCATCTAAATCACGGTCTACATACTGAGCTACATTTCCAGCAAATGGTACATCATTAGGATCATTTCCAGCAAATTCACCAGTACCAGAATCTTCTCCAGTAGTGGGATTAATTACTAACATTTTAAATGCATCAGGAATTCTTGTTCCTCCAAATTTTAGTATGGCAGGTATATCATCAGGATTCTGTCCAACAAATCTTACGTATGTACGTGGGTGTTGGTTATCCTCAATGATACAGTTGGCATCGACTGCTCTAGTTAGTCCATCTGGATTATCTGCATGAATAGCTCCTGCAAAGCTGTTTATCCAGTCTTGAGCATTGTTTTTAGTTTCAGGAGAGTAATCAACTGGTGGTGCATAGTATATTCTAGTCCAGAACTCTGCATTTGGTGGCTCATTAGCTTCAATAGCTGTATGTGCCTTTATGGACTTCCAGGATATTTTGAATTTTTTAGTTACCGCATTGACATTAAAGAAATTACCTGCTTGCCATTCAAAAGGGATAACAAATGTCCGCTGAATCCAAAATAACGCATTTGGTGGTTCTTGGTTTGTAGATGTAGCAGTAGCCTCATATCTCAATCCGTCAGGTCCCACAACAAATGCACCAAACTTGAATGTGACAGTAGGATTCCACCTTCGAGCTCGTGTAAAGAAATCTTGAGCTCCCTGATATTTGGTCCAGTCCCCGAGGTAATCCCCTGATTCCTGACTGCACCGTAATGTGATGTTTGTGGCTCGTTCTGGGTCTTCATCTGAGTGGTTCTCTAGTATGTTGGTATCTGATTCTTGGGGATCTCCACGTGGGAAATGTGCTAGTGTAACATTTGGAATATTAGTAAAGGTCTGTGTATCATTATTTTCATTAAATCCCTGTGCGTATGCCTGAATGTTTACCTCATCTAACCCCGTATTGGCATCATGATCATAGTTTGACTTGAATCTGATGTATGGTGGCTGGAATGTTCCCCCTCCCTCCACTGGCTGTCCTTCTATATCACCTATCTCATCAAAGACATTTTTCAGTTTCTTCCCATCAAAGTAAAAACTGTTGTTTGTGTCACTAGATAGATTGTTACCAATTTTAGTTATAGGATTAAAAGTGGGAGATAAGACCGTAGGATCCTCTGATCCTTTGTTTATGTTTAGTTGTGATATAACTTGGTTTAGTGTTTCTTGGTTTGAGCGTTCCCTTACTACAAGATCTATGGTTCTCTTCCAAATATTCTCTGACTGGTGTGGACATGTCAATATTAGCTGCATCCCAGAGCCTGCAAGTCTTTTTCGATTGATATTTCTCACGTGAAACACATCTCTTTCCACATTCCCATTAACCCCTTCATATTCCAGATAGAACCTGTCAAAGAGTTGGATTTCCTCCCCCTGAGTTAGAAACTCTCCGTTTGCACTAGATAGGGTAACGATAATACTTTGTGGAATTGTCTCAGTCCATTCTATAACCGTAAATGCGTTTGATAAATCAACATCTGCACCATGATCTTTTAGGATTAATAGTACATTACTGTAAGGAGTGAACTCACCCATTAAACATCTAGTCCGCGGCTTCGTCTAAAAATTAAAACTATGTCTGATTGATTTGTGTTGTAGTTGTTTGTCTTTTTAAAATCAACAAAGATTAGCCCTACTTCAGAACCTTCGGTATTACTGGGGATTAGTGTATTGGTACTATCATTGTTATCTAGAATTCCAAACCGTCCTGCATTCCACACATTTTTAATTACTTGTGGTTCATCTTTCCACTCTTGTAATAATATTAAAAAATCATTATTCCCATCATCTCCATCCCCTTGAGTATTAGTAATTCTTCCAGTAATGGTATAAGTTCCCCCGATAATTGCTAGGGGTTGAACTATTCCATCTGGTTTTTCTGCAGTAAGGTTTGCACCAATTCCTTCTGTATCTCTTTTTTCGATATTGAAGATGAATGCTCTTTCTTCGGCAGTATCTTTTGGATTTGTAATTCCTAAATTGTTAAAGTCAATTCTATCTGAAACAGTTTGATCATCATTTGTATTAGTAACTCTAAAGATGTTGATAATCTTTGCAGGTAATTGTCCTCCCATAGTTAATCAACACCCCCAAATGATGAAGTGTCTCGCTCTACACCATTCCTAGTTAATGCATTATCAAAATCATTAAAAGAATTATACGAATCTCTAACTTCAGAGGTACCAGGGGTTATGGTGTAGATGGTTTGAATCTGCCTTGATTCAAGTAATGCCTGTTGTTGTCGTGATATGAATACGCTTATCCTATCATCAGCTATGTCTATGAATTTTTTGTTAATCTTGCTTAGGTTGAGCAGTTTGCTGATGAAAAATCCTGAGGCTAAAAGAATGGGTGTAATGAGTGGGATAGCTGTTTTGAATTGATTAACAAAAAGATTAATCCCTTTAGTTCCTGATAATTGATCTACTGGAAATTCTTCTGCAAACTCTCTTTTGGTAATCTGTTTTTCTTTTTTTGTTTGTTTTGTTTTTTGCTTCTTCTTTTTTTGTTTCTGTGCTTGTTTTATTACATTATCATTTGCCTTGATTAAATTATTTGCCTGCTCCTGGTTTATGGATGATAAATCATATACAAGTTCCAGAGTTTTGTTTACTGCCATTATTACACACCTACCATCTGGTTCAGGCTAGCTGCTATCTGCTTCTCATAACTATCTTGAAATGCTTTTTCATTTTTGTTGATGTTTGTTTCAATTATTAGTAATCGTTTTATTCCACTGGGGTGAGATTTTTTTCTAAAAATCCTTTTCCCACTTTGTTTGTCAATCCAGGATAGTGATTTACCTTTTATTGGTAAAGTAGGATTAGGATGAAAAGTTCCCTCTTCTCTGGCATTTGAAACATCAAATCCTGAATCAGATACATATTCAGAAATAAAATGAATTTTTGCTCCCTGTGTTGTTTGCTCTATAGAACCAACAAATGTCTTATCTATGATTTTTTTTGAGAAATCATTTGATTCCATATCAGTATGAATTCCAGTTAGTACAGCTTCATCTGCTGCCCTCTCTAGTGCCTTTTTTTGCAGTGGGATAATATTTGCAGATAAGGCTCTTAGTTTTTGGTTGAATGCCTTTAGTTCAGATAGGGTGCGAATTACAATTTTAGTCATTATTTCTTTAACCCTCATTGTTTGCAGTGGCTTGCCTTCTCACTTGGGTGATGGCAGTTATCTCACCTGAAATTACCACATCCTGCACACCTTGATCTAACACCTGGTCTAGTGGTACATCCGTTACCCTTCCTGTAAATATCAAGTTAAGGAAGCTATTACTATCAGCATTTACTGCCTTCATTACTGGTGCAAAGATAATACTTGATGGTGTGCCGTTTGCAATATTTTCAATCCATTTGGATAATAACAATTCATCAGAAGGACTAGCTGCAGTATCATATAGAGACACAAGATTTTTGAGATTAAATGAATATATTCCTAAAATATCATTTACTTTGGTGTATATTGGTCCTGCAGTATCAATCCTATCTATATCCCACTCATCCATGGAGGGGGTAAAATTCCAGGCTGTGGCAAATGCTAGTTTCTTGGCGTTTGTACTATCTGTCCATTGAACAAATGTGCCGTTCTCCTCATATGTGCCTGTACGGTCTTTAGTGTCAAGAATAGTTTGCGTCACAAAATAGATTTTTGGATAAAGTTTTTTACCTTTGTTAATTTCTTATTAAGAATTAATTTAACACATCCATTGCAAGTATCTGAGTTTGTACTTCACTTCTTGGACCAGATGCTGTAAGTGTAGAGAGGTTTACTGTTCTTTGATCAGATACGCCTCCTTTTGTAAATGTGATGGTTATATCTTCCCCTGCAAAGATTTGAGTCTTTATGCTGTTTTCATCTGACACTGATATTGCCACCTCAACTGATAAGATACCATCATTGCGTATTTTAGTAAATATTTCCTCAGAAGCAGTACCCAAATCCAAGTCCTTGATAATTCCTGCCTCATCAGTGATTACATTGATTACATCAAGTGATCCAACTATGGGGAGAGTTATGGAAACATTATCACCTACAATCCCTTCCCCATCAGTTGAGGATATGGCCTCAGATGTAACTCTGATGGTACTTACCACTCTGGATAGTGGGAAAGTTTCTGACTTTCTGTCCCATCCTTGTATTACCTGAACGAATTCATCCATGGTTTGCAGTGAGTCCAAGGAATCAAAGATCTGATTTTCGGTAACTTTAATGTCAGGCTCCTGGTCAGCTCCTGTGGCTCTAGTTCTAACGTATAGGTGTACTAGGAAAACTTGTTTGGTTATTTTAGTTGGGAGTCCTTCAATTTCTTCCTGACCTGTAATGTTTTGTATATCGATACTGGGATATTTTCTGTGAGATTCATTTTTCTCTACATATGCGTTTATTCGCTTTATCTCAATATTAGAAAAAATTATGGCATCTAACTGTGTTTTTATTTGTGCTGCAGTAAGTGTCATGGAACTTCTGATATGGATGGTACAATAGTTGCTATAAAGTCTTCAATCTGTTCGTTTAGATTTTGATTGGGAGTGGTTCTTTTGTAATATTGTATCCCTCGTATTTGATCTGCATGTACAGAAATACACAATGGCTTTTTTAGATTCTTTTTGAACTGCATTACTCTTTCTTGGATGTGGTACTTTTGACACGTACTATCTTTTCAATGTGATTTTTCATTACCTCATCTACTGGTGTCTTAAAGAATGTATCCTCATCTACAGAGATTGGGTATGTAGTCCCCTTTAGCATCTGAAATGTTGTAATCTGGTTTAGTCCAATATCACCCACAATACTTTTCATTAGTTTGGTGTTTTGCTCATTTACTGGTATGGTATAATCCCATATGCGTTTTCCTTTAACTAGAACTTTGTATTTCTCTTTTGTTACTTGGTTTTCTCTTTCTTCCCATTGTGCCTCTTCATAGATACGTTTCCCCGGAGTTTCTGGATCTTTTGAGAATGTTCTTTTGCCAATGGCTGTAACATTTCTGCCCAGCCAAGCAAAGTCTTTTGATTCTTCTGACACATCATAATCCCCTCTCTGTTCATCCTCACCGTAAAATCGTACAATATATGCAAAGTAAAATTCACCCTTGGTTCTCTTTTCTTTGGATATGGTAATTGCCCTCCATTTTTTACTCCATTCAAATTTTTTAAGATCAGTGATATATGTAGGATGGATAATTAGGCTCATGTTATTAAGAATAAAGTAAATACTATATTAATCTTATTAAGATTTAATTAGAAAATTAATAAGAATAAAATAAGATAAAAGAGAAAAAATAAATCTCTAAGATGGTGGTGCTAATGGCGTGTATACACCAGTCATTTGAATACCTGTAACTTTGTTTAATACTGCAGCCAAGTGATGATCTAGTATAGCATAGTTTTGAGTTGCCAAGAATTCATCTACTTTGGTAGCAATCCTAGTTGGTCCCTCCAATAGAATGCCTGTTGCCTCACTTCCCACATCTGTGAGTAGTGCTACTCCTTGTGTGATGAACTGGTCATTAACTTCAGTTACTCCGGTGAATCCTTTGAATGGTCTTGTTCCAGGAGCTAGTTCTGTAGTATCTACAGGATTAACTATACCTCTGAGGAAAGAGTTTGTATCGTATATTTTTCCACCTATTTGGTGTAATCCTATTCTATCAAACTTGCCACCGACATTAGTACCCTCAATACTTTGTGTGACTATTCTAGTGATATCAGTAGTTGGATCATTTGTAGAACGATCAGTTCCTGCAACAAATGTATCCCATGCAGTTCCGGCTATAGTGTCAAGTTCTGCAATTAATGCAGTTACTACATTAAATGATTTGCGTTGTAACACTTTGGTTCCAGCAACTGTTACGGAATCTTGGAACGGATTGTGTACGTTCTTTCTAATGGACTCATCAGAAATTCTAATCCACATGCCAAACTTGTTAGTTTCCAAGAGTCGTCTTTCATACTCTATACTTTTGACTCTTGGCATTGTCATTTCTGGAATTTGTTCCATTCCCTCCATTTTGATTACTTTATCAAAGTTTAAAATTAATTCTTCAGTAGCAACCCTTTTCATGAGTTCTACACCTGCATATGCCCTATCTTTAAGACCATACAATTGTGAGAAAATTCTGACAACATTTACTGCCGGGTTATCAGTGGATAGCATTGCTGCTTCTTTTACTCTATGTCCTGACAGATGAGAATGAAATTCATCCAAATCAGTAGTAAGATCACCATCTAAACTTGCAGATGGCAAACCATCTCTAAAGTTTTGAGAGTCTGTTCCATCTATTCTTGCTTGGTCAATTAAACGAACATTGTTTGAACCAGTCTCTGCGTTGTATATGGCAGTTGCATTAATTTCATTTGTAAAGCCATGATCTGGCTGTTCAAGTGTTGTGTATACAATGTTGTCTTTTGGATTGATCCAGAACTGATCAAACATCTGGCCATGATTATCATGACGCATTCGCATTTTAGTCATTTTAATCACTTGCCTCCAGTAACGTGAACCATCCTATTTCGCCTGCTGTGAGTGGTTGGTCTGGAATTACACCAACACTAAGATCTTCAGGAAATGGCGTTACTAGAGAGTCTCGACTAAATACGCCAGCTTCCCTACCAAAGTAACGAGCATATCTTCTTTCGTTAGCAGCTTTTGTCCAAGGAATTAATTCACCTGAACCTGAAGTATTCACCTGAGCATAATCGCCAGGGTTTAATGTTCCACTGAATAATTCTAGTGCCACTTGTTGTAGTGGTCCTACACCTCGGATTTCTAAATCATCATCATTTGAGTTGTCTTTAGATTCTATGGGGACAAATGGTGCAAAGTTTCCAGTTGCGTCACCGTTTGTTGTGATAGTTATCACACCATCTTTTTGAAAAGTTGGTGTTCCTTTTGGAATATTTTCGACTGCCATATTTCTTGATATTTGGTCGTCATTGAAACCAGGAGTGTCACCTGCTTCAATTTGTCTAGTAGGAGATGTGCTAAATGATTCAGAACTCATTAGAACTTGCCTCCAGGTAAATAATTTTGATTTGTTTCAGTGTCATCGAAATTATTATTCAAATCAAAGGTGCCTTCCTCTATTTGGGCTTGCTTTATTGATGCTGCAACTTTGCCACCAAGCAATGCTTGAGCCTCATTAACTTGAGCTTCTAAAATTCCTACAGGTTGTACCCTGCTCATAAATTCTGAGATTTTTGATTCTCGCATTGGCACTGGGAAGAGTTGTGCATATTTCTGAGCGAGTTTTTCTTTCTGAGAGTCTTCTTTAATTGTTTCATTTTCTTTTTTTAATTCTTCAAACTGAGCTTGTAATTGTGAGAATCTATTTCTAAGATCATTATCATCTTCTGATTCATCACCCAACCCATGGTCTGCTGCCCCATGCATTGAATTATCTTCTTCAGGTTTCTCTTGATTATTTTGAGTAACATCAATGCCCTCACCTCCTTGCTCACCAGGGATTGATTCTTGAATTTCAGAACCGATTTCAGCTATGGTTGCTGCCATTTCGATAATAGGATTAATAGCTTCAATTGCCTCATCAGGTGACATTGTGCCACCTAGCTGTGCTGTTTTGAATTTATCTACAGTTGATGCCAGTGTCAAACTAGCTTGTTTAATTGAAATTTTAGCTGCCATTTAAAAAATTATTTTAACAATGAGTTATAACTAACTCGATTTTCTTATTAAGTTTGTAAATTATTAATAAAAAAATAAGAATAAAAAGTTGGCGTTAACTTTGTACTTTTTTAAATGTGTGAGTTTTATCTTTCAGAATGAATACTAGTTTGTTAATATTGTCCATGTCTAAAGGCAATCCTTCTTTAGATATGGCTTCTACTGATTTTTCTTTATACACAACTTTGTCAAAAGTGAATGTAACTGTAGATAGATTCAACTCATCAGCTATTTGTAGTTCTGGTTCCATGTTTAGTAATAACAAAGGAAAGATAAAAGTAATTATATGCAATCATTGCAGTCTCAATTTCTTTAATTTAATTATTTTTCTATATTCTTTTTTCTTCTCATGCCATAAATTGGAACAGCTTGAGTTTCTGTAATGTCTGTAGATAACAATGCTGATACTTTTTCTTTTGCAAACTTTGTTTCAGTTGCAAGGAGTGACATGTCTGATGCAAATGATTTGGTACATTGTGTGATGGTTCCATTACATGTGCCATCATATGTGGCCTGACTTCCATATGCGGGCCTGTCCTTTAACCCAGTAAGATTTGTAACTCTCCACTTTGATATTTGTCCTTCTGGTTCTGACATGTCGTCTTGAAATATTGAGATGCTGCAGAACGGTGGCATTTGGTGATTTGTAAATTTAGGATCTCTAGTCATTATGGTTCTCCAAAATTGTTTCTCAGTATCAAAAAATACTTTTTTCATTTCTGCCACATGATATGGTTCTTGAAACTTTAGATTGTCCTCAAAAATATCAGGGTTTAATCCTGCAACTTGGTCTGCATGGTTTTTTAAAAAGTGTAAAATATTTGGATGCATGAACTTGTCCCCGTATGGGGAATTTGGAATAAATTCATTTGATGATATAACAAATGGTCTTCCTATTGCTGATTCAATGTTTTTAGGAATTGATTGCTCAGTTACTCCCCATTCGTTCCCATTTATCTCATCGCCTGCAATTAGAAAGTACGAATCCTGCTGTCCCTCAATGTCTGGATCTGGTGTAAATTCTGTATCTAAAGAAGCAGTTAATACCCTAAGCTTTTTTTTTGAGCAAATTTATTTCTAATAGAGTATGACAATAAATTAACCTGTGTGAGCTGTGCTTCCCTGCTAAATCTCTGTAAGGATTCTTTCTGTTTGTTTATACATATGGCTACTGCCTGATCTTGTGGTTTTCCTGCTCTAACCTCTTTGCTTACACATTCAGATTCTGCAGATACCATGATGAATAATTGTCACATATTATAATTAAGGTTTTGTTTTGAAATGAAAATTTAAAATTGTCCAAGGTTCTCACCTGTCACTCCATCCAGATAAAAACATCTGCAGTTAGGATGAGTCTGACTGGGAATTTTTATTCTTTTTACATCATCTATGGAATACACTACTCCCTCTAAGGGAAGACAGATAATGTCATCTACCTTGTTGTCTCGCTGTGTCATGAATATTACTGGGCGTTTCTTTTGGGAAACCAAACTGACTATTTGCTCATCATCATTTAGTGCAGTGGTGAGTATCTTTGAAAACGATACAGCTAGTCCCCCAGAGATTAAAGCATTAGTAAAGGCTGAATTAGTTATACCTTTTACTTTGGGAATATTTGGCGGATTCTTTAACTCTACTAGCTGGACTGATTGAGTTACATCTATGGATAGTTTTTTTGAGAGTCCTGCATCAGTTAATGCTTTTGTGAATACACTTGACTGTCTGTCTGAGAGGGTGAAATTAGTCCCAGAGCCTATAATTCTAATGAGTCCCTGATTGCCTGATAAATTATTTAACACCAGGGATGCCGTACCAACTGCAAACCCTGAAGATAACAATGATTTTATGAAACGCTCATTTTCTGTTTCTACTTTGGCTGACATTTAATTATTATTGTCGGGATAGTTTCTTTTTGGATATTTTGTTTTGAATTTCAAGATGCTCCTTTGCTACCTTTAGCACATCTATCTTATTTTGTTGAATCTCACTCCATTGGTTTCCATGTGTGTGCCAGTTTTTGGCAAGTTCTGGCCTGTCATTTCCCCATGTGGAGGGGGTATGCCAACTGTTCCCTCTGTTCCCCCATGTGGAGTGATTCTGTTTTTCCCATGTCTTTCTTGTAGGGGATGTATCAGTTCCCTGAGTTGGGGAATCTTTCATCATGTCACGTAATCCGTATCTCTCCATTACCAACTCCATTGTGGTAAATCCATTATCCACTAGCTGCATCATAATATTCCATTCCTCAGGGGGAATCTCTGTAGCAAAGACTGGCTTTTCATAGTTTTGTGTAATTTTTACTGGAACTTGATTTATATCCTCAGGCTCTACCATGAATAGTATAGCTAATATTCTATCATAGAACTGGTTTTCTAACGTCTTTTCATATCTTTCCTGAGATGGTTTAATCTCATCATTTAGTAGAGAATCATTTTCCTCTCTGTTGGCATTTCCTCCCATATTTCCAGTAACCCCCTTTGATAACTGGAACAATGGAACGTGGTTATACCCAGCAATTCCCTCTATACATGTCCGCTCAATTTCCAATAAAGCTGAAATATTCCCAGAATTAGTAGCCCCACTAACTACACTTACTGAATGCGGTACTGATACATCCGCGTTTCCAACATTGGCAATATCTGCATTAAAATCCTCAAGGATTGCTTTGGCTTCTGAATATTTTGAGGTTGGTAAATCATGCTGGTAAATGTTTGGTGTCCTCCATGTTCTATTTGCAGCATTTATCAAATCTCTTGCATATATGATTAGTAGTACCTGCCCCAAGTCATCGATGGCTTGTACTGCTGAGACTCCATAAAAGTCCCCAAAGAGTTCCAGGTTTTTTGAATTATTAAAATAGATACAGCGATTAGCATCAAGCAATGAGCCATTTGATGATAGTCCTGTTACTTCTACTCCTACAAGTTCTCCATTATCAAAATTTACTATAGGCCTTCTTAGTAGGTCTGGCCTGATTAATCGTAACGCTACAGGTAAAACGTATTGTCCATTTTTATTTCTAGTTTCAGGAAACATTCCAATTGCAGTCCTTCCCTGTTCCCGCTCAAAGAGAAACGCATCATACACTAAACTATCCAAATCCAGTGTTGTGGCGTACTCATCCATCCATATTCTAATTTCATCTGGTGTCATTTTCTCACCTAGTAAAGGAACGTCAATCTTTTCAGTTCTCCAGGTGTCTAACTCTTCTTCTCGTATCTCCTGGTTTAATCTGGGGAGGACAGACCTAGTTGATTTTTGTATGGTTAGTTGTTGTAAAATTTGATTGGCTTTGAGGACAGCCCAATTATTTCTCATTAGTACCCTCCATAATGCTCGCTCTTCTGGGAGGGATGGATCAACTGACGGGTATATTGTAAGGTTTTTGAATGGTGCAATTTTCTTTAATGCTTTTGAATCTTTGCTGGTTTCAAGCCCTCGTCTTGTGGTTGGTTTACGCATTCCAGTTGTTGCCCAAGAAGGAACTTGTGCAAATCTTTGGGGACCTGCAGTAAATGCCTTTACATCAAGGTCAAGCTCTAATGCTGGTACTGATCTTGCAAAGGGCTTTACTTGTTTTTTGTTTTTGCCCATCATTTAAAATCAATAAAATTTAGAATAAAAATAATATCATATTCTTATTAAGAAATTAAAGTTTGGTAATTGTTTTTAGAATTGTGTAATATTAGAAATACCTTCTACTTTTAAAAATATTGTATGTATCCATGTTGTTTTTAATTTTTGAGCTAGTCTTATGATCTACAAATAATTCACCTAACAATTCCTCTTCATATGATGGATGCTTTGGTTTATCTGGTGTTACGCCTTTCTGAATTATAAATGGCATGACCCCATGCTGTAGGTGGTGTCTTCCTGCAAAACAACAAATCATTAATGCTCGAGTTAAATTATCCCACTCATCTCCTGGTGCATAATATGAGATGGTACCGGACTCTGTAGTGTACTCTGTGAACATCTCCACCTGAGACATTAGCTTTTTCATGGTATCAGTTGGGTTTGGGGGGAACTGTATTTTATGATCCTGCTTTAGGGACAAGAATAACTGAGTCATTTCTGTCTGGTCCATTATTTTTATTTTTTCAATATCTTCAGGGTCCTTGAGGTTTTTCTGGGTGGTTATGGTATGCATTACAAAGCCTACGGTATGCTCGATGTTTCTAATTAGGGACTGACCAATCAGTTGATCAGCAAAGGTGTCAGTCCATTTTATCTTTGTGTATATAGATTTGACATCTGATGGTATTTGATTTAGGTTATCTCTGCTCCATTGCTTTGCCAGTCTTACATATGCTGTTTTTTCCTTTTCATCTAGCTCTATCCCAACCATTCCAAATTGATTTCTATGTTTGGAGTGAGAGAATGCTACGATTGTATCATTATTCATTATTTAATTCTACTATTATAATTTCACCTGGATTAGCTTTGTGGGGAATGGGTGCTTTAAAATTAAATGGTATGTATCTTCCCATAATTCTATTTTCATCATTCATATTATTTTTCATATCTTAGTAATTATTAAGATTAACTCTGTTGATCCCACCAAATTCTAATCGCATTACATCCAATTAATTTACATAAAAACAAATCATCATGACGATTTCGTTGTCTCTTATAAGATACATGCCCTGTTGGTAAAGTAATTCCTACCATCTCATTTTGTTGGTTTACCAGCTCTGCCATATCTGCAGATTTGTTTGCAGGGTATTGGATGGTGTGTCTTGTATATTCTGTTTTGAGCCAGTCTATCATGTATGGTTTGTCTACTGCCCATCCTTTGGAACGATTCTGTTCTGTGAGATTCCCAGTAGTTGATACATAGATAATTGGTAAATGTGCAAATGCCTTTGATATACCATCATAGTCAAAGTTCTTTTCTAGTATCATCATGTCAGGCTTTACTTTATGTTGTAGTGTGACAAAGTGATTTGCAACTATTCCATATGGCTCATTCCAGAACTGCTTTGCATGTCTAATGTAGATTTTTCTTTCAGGCCATGTTCCCTGTAATCCTAATACACCAAACGCATCTCCACTTTTTGCAGGATCACCAATTAATAACTTTAGAGACTTTATGATGTTACCTCTTCCCACCCTACATCTTCTTTCTCTGGTGTATCATCTTCTTCTTCATCTACACCCCATTCATCCATTCCGTGCTGGTCATCTTTTGTAACTGTTCCAAAAATAGAGTCTCGTCCACTCGTAGGAATGCACATGTATTCTTGTTGTGGATCTTCTGTACTTGCATTCATCATGTTATTGACTTGCTCTTTTGTGTAAAGATTACCCACTGCTCGCTCTATGGTATATTCCAAAAATGTATAGTCGGGATCCTTATCTCGCCATATTTTATAAAATGTTTTAATTGGACCTTTGAATGTTGATACCAAATACAAGTCAGCACCATTGGAACGTATAATGGGCAATACGGAATTAAACACAGGTGAGTCATCTACTAGTTTCCATTTGGCTGATTCGTCTTTGAATACTGCTGCAAATTTTGTTAATCCAGTTATTGCTTCTTCTGATGCAGGGAATGCCTCCACCTGAATGCCATTGTATATTTCCACAATATTTGATTTGATTCCATTAGGTACTACATTACGAATATGTGTAAATAGCCTCATGAACCGTTTTAGGTTCTTTCTAGCAAGATTGCCGTTTACTGCTGCAATTATTGCGATATTAGAATTATCCGCATACCTGGTAAAGCAGAAATGAAATATTAATCTCAATACAAATTCTGTAAATCCCATCTGCCTTCCCTTTAGAATATGAAACATGTGGGCTAGTCTGTCCCACTCTGTTTGGTCCATACCCTCGGGTTTTGTGACTGCCTTGATTATCTCCTCTATGAATTCTAGTTGGAATGGAGTTGGGGGCATTTCAATGTGTAATGCTGGATGGACAGGCAATCCTGCTACATGTTGAGTACAGCAAAAATCGGTATAATACTGTGGGTTCTCTTTGTGTTTTGTATTATCTCCACACCAAAAGGGCAGATTCTTCATTTTTGTAAGAATTTCTTGAGGGATTAAAAGGGAGTTTGAGTCAAAATTATTACCATCTTGCTCTTCTTGTTGCTTTTGTAATATTTGTAAAAGTTTACGTGGTAATTTTACGCTCATTAGTTTTCATTAGTGCCATTATGGTTGGTCCCTCCCCCTGCATTACCCATCGAGTATTGATTGTTTCACGCAGTTCTCTAATCACTTTGAGTTTGTCGTTTTGTGTTTTGGCGTTTTGCCTGAGTTGTTGTAACTCTAACTCAATATCGTATAGAGAGTCTATTGTCTGTCTTGTGACAAACACATAGCCTTCGTTTGCATATCCGTATAACCACTTTTTAGAGTTATTTTTAAAATATTTAAAATCCTCATAAACTGTTTTTACATTTATCTTTAAATTCTTGGCAATATCCTCAGGCCTTACAACAGACTTTGCCATGAGACGAGAAATGTCATTTCTGCGTTGCATTACTTCTTGTTTCATTGTTATTAAGAATTATACAATAAGTTATTAAAATTACCTCTTTGTTGAAATTAGTGGTATTACATGTATAAAATCCCTAAAAATGGGGAAATATGCATATTTAACTAATACAAATCTGATTATTTGTATTGAGTGAGATAAAGATACCCACCCCCATATTATTAAAAATTGGGGAATTAGTTAAACATGAATTAAACGTAAAGGAGCACCCTGTACAGCAGATTAATAATTTAATGAAGTTAATCCAGATGGTAGGATTCAAAGATCCTATAGTGATAGATAAGGATAATATTATTTGGGCAGGCCATGGGAGACTAGAAGCTGCATATAGATTGGATATGGAGTTAGTCCCATGTATTTACTTGGAGGATCTCTCAGAGTCACAAAAGAAATTATTCATGTACATGGATAACCAGATTAATGAATCGCCTTGGGTAATGGATAACGTAAAGATTCTGTTAGGTGAAATACCACAGATAGAGTTAGAAGAGTTTCAAGTTGATTTTAATGATATTTTGGGGATTACCCTAGATGAGAATGATGAGATCCCAGATGTTCCTGCAGAGCCTAAGAGTAAACTAGGTGAGGTGTATCAAATGGGTAATCATAGAGTGATATGTGGAGATTGCACCAACAAGGAATCTGTTAGTATATTATTAGAAGATTCAACTGTTGATTCATTACAAACTGATCCTCCATATGGAATAGAGTATGGCAATAAGAATGCAGAACTAAACAAAAACTTGGGTGGTAATAGAATAGAAAAACCATTAGCCAACGATTCTACAATTCAAGATTATAAAAAATTTGCAAAAAGCTTTCTTGAAATCATACCATTCTCAAAATATAATACCATATACTTTTGGATGAGTAATTTACGTTCAAATGAAATACTTGATGCGGTTAAAGAATGCCAGATAAAATATCACCAGACTTTGATATGGATTAAAAACAATCATGTATTGGGAAGACTAGATCATAATCCAAAACATGAATTATGTTTTTATGGATGGAAGGGACAACACAAATTCTATGGTGGATTCAAAACCGATATTTTAGAATATGATAAACCACTTGCAAACAAATTACATCCCACTATGAAACCACCCGAAATGATTGCAGAGTTAATTATAGAAAGCACAAAAAAAGATATGATAGTATATGATCCGTTTTTAGGGTCAGGGAGTACACTAATAGCTTGTGAGCAAACAAACAGAATCTGCTATGGAATGGAGATAGATCCTGGATACATAGATGTTATAATTACTAGATGGCAAAACTTTACAGGTAAAAAGGCTGAATTAATAAAATTATCCAAACATGTTTAATTTTCTTTGAACGTTATCATCACTTCTTCTTAGTGATACTGAATCAGGGGATGTATTTTGAACTCTCACAAAGAAATCAAAGGAAGTATCTTTAGAAAGATCAGGTGTTGGTCCTTCCAACACTCTAATGTCGCCTTCTTCAGTTATTCTGGGGGATACCCCATCCTCTAAAATTCTAAAGAAGGGTGGAATCAATGAATTTACTTGCTCTCGAGTTATTACCCATGGAATAAATGATGCACCAATTAGTATTATATCCCCTATACCTGGCTTTAGTGCTACTGGTTTCTCAAAGTTGGATAAGAGTCTAGGATTTTGCGTGTCAGTAAATACTCGATAATTCAATTTATTATGATCCTAATTGAGTCATTAGACACGCAAAGCTAATTATTTCAATATCTCCTGATCCAGTAGAAGATTCTATAAAAAATGAAATTCTTTCACCTATGGCTACATCAACAAATCCTGTACTTGGTATAACTTGATTTGCCTCACTAGTTTGAATAGTTATAGTTAATGGTGGCTGAATTACACCGTTTACTGCTACACCTACATCCATAGCTTCACTTTTACCGTTAGTTCCTACTAGGATAACTAAATCGCTTATTCTCATGGCTG